TGCCAGCGTCATTCAGGTCTTCGATGATCGAGGATGACCCGTCTTGAACCTGATACTTTGCCGCACCAAGACGAGGGTCGATAATGCGTTCAAAGATCTCCTCGTCGCCTTCCATCTGCTCGATCAAATCAACGTAGTCGCGGATACCGTAGCCTTGGCCCTTGGCACCCTCGCCCGGCACCCACTTGCCCCCTTTCCACTCAGCCCAGTCGCCGACATCCACGCCCGGCCATTCGCGGTAAACCCACATCGTGCCGGTCTCGTCCACCGCGATCCAGCACATGAACCAGTTCTTGGCACCAGCTGGGTCGATGACGTGGTATCTGGTGACATTTCTTGTAGGGATTTTGTCACTGTCCACCACGTTGACGATCTTGTTAAACTTAGGAAACTTAGTGGCATGCGACTTCATCGGCACCCCGTAGGCCCGGATGAGAATCTCTTCACGAGTCCGACCCTTTAGGGTCTCTCGAATGCGCTCGTAACCGCCGAACGGATTGTCCTGCGAATGGAAATAGTGAACCGATGCGCTGAGCTTCTTCGACCGCTGAACGTAGGGAACCAGCTCTCCGCTCAGCAGCTCAGCCTCCCTGCTCTCGATTGTCGAAGCACCGTCCAAATACTCCTTGATTACCTCTGTCCAGCCGTCGATTGGCGTGAACGTTACCAGCATTTTGGAGTTCCGGGTAGCAAGACGGAAACGCAGGGTGTTGATTAGCTCGGGACCAAGAAGGTATTCGTCAAGCCAGACGCCTACGTTGTGCCACACCGGGTTTCGAGATCCAAGCTCGGCACCCTCTAGGATCGTCGGGTTGTTCTGATACTGAGAGTAAGTCTTAAAAATGATCTGAGAGCCATTCGGCAGAATCAGAGAGGAGTCTGTGAATCCAGTCTTCTTCTTGTATGAGATGTAAGCGTTCGCGCTGGTGAACTTGGTCTTCAGGTATTCCGGTAGCCACGCCCATACTGCCGACTGCTGCTGACGAATGGACACCTCGGATGTCTGAGCGAAGCAGAAGATTTCCGAATTAGGATTCTCCACGGCAGCACGGACTACAGAGAACGCACCCCACTGGGTTTTGCCTGACCTGTTACCTCCCAGTGCGAGGATTTCGTTTACCTCACCAAGCTGTTCTTCCGCTTTCTTCCAGTGAGGTAGCTGGAACCCATACTGATACGGGTCTTTCTCCGCGTTCTCAATGGCTTCGTGGTAAATCCGGTGGATCTCCAGAACGTCCTCTGGAGTCATCACCGCCAGCTCCTCGTCGGAGGGTGGGGTCAGAATCTGATGCTTGCGCCAAATCATACGACTTCCGCGTCGATTACCTTGCCCTGCACCCGCTGTCTAGCCTCACTAATTAGCTTGGCAGCATCCTCTAGGCTGGCACCCTTGCGATGCTCCACCACGGTAGTCGCCATGCCGGTGAGCTGTGCAGCCTTGTCGGTGAGGATGCCAACGGTGATCGCCAACTTGTCCGGGGAGATCTTCGAGAGCGCATCTGGGTCGTCAAACAGCTGGGTTGCTCGATCAAGAAGCAGGTCAGTGAACTCCTGCGCGGCAATAGCGTAGCGCATCGAGAACTCTTTGCGCTTGGTTTCCAGCGTGTCGTTGTGTCGCCATTCCAGTCCACGAATTGCAGCCCGGCTGAGTCCGGTCTTCTCCGCGATGGTCTTGATTCGAGCGCCCTGGGACAAAAGATACAAAGCCATGGCGGCCTTGTTCGGGGCGTAGTGCTCCACGCTGTTTCGGGAGACGTCTTTGGCACGCTCCTTCACCTCAAGGAACCACGCCGATTTGTCCTCGCGTTCGTCGTGGTAGTTTTCCTTGAGCTGCTGGAGCTGTGTGTCATCCATATCGGACTATTTTGCGATAATCTCGGGGGTGTCAATACCCTCCTTCTGACGGAACTCCCTAGCCATGTTGGTCAGTTCAGCGGAGAACTCGGGATCTTGAGCTGCTTGGTAGCCAAGCGCAGTGATTCCCTGTCTGGTCAAGAATGCCTCGCGGAACATGTCGTTGTAGGCTTTGTTCACGCCTCCCGGCAAAGCATTGCGAGCCAAAGCGGTCTTCAAGCCATGACGTTTAGACCCGGAGGAAAGCATTGCAGCAAGAAGTCGATTCCGGCCTTTCGAGGCAAGACCCGTGGTCAAGTAAACCGAAACGCCTTCGCGACCAGCAATAAGCCTCGCGTCAGCCGACTTGGATAGATCGACAATAGTGTTGGCGTCGTATGTTTTCGCCAAGTCATACAGGAAGTTTGCGTCCTCTTTTCCAAGAACGGTTTCTAGCTTTGTGGCGAATTGGCTCCTTCCGGTCTTGCCGGGCGACTCGTAAGCGGAGATGAACTTCTTCGCGTCAAACAGCGGGGTGAATGGGGCGTTTGCAGTTGGAGTCCCACCAGGGAACTGATCCAAAAGCTCTCTGACAAAATCGCCCTTGTAGAGATTCCGTGATTCTGGTGACAACTTGCTTAGGTCGGTCATGGCAGACCTTACCTGCCCAACGGTCGAATTGTCAGAAAGAATCGCCTTCGACAAAACGTCTGGATCGACGTTGCTGAAGTTGGTGGATTTCGCCAGCTTGAAGATTTGCGAGTTGATCACCTCACGCTGCTCTTTCTCAAGGGCCATCCGTTTACCAATTGTCTTCGTGAGCTGGTCCCTTTCAGTTTCAGTCAGCGCCTGACTCATTCGCTGCACATCGTTAAAGGTTAAGTCGGAAACCTTATTCCCCTTAAGCAAGCGAATGTTTTTGTTCAGCGAATCCAAGCTGCGCTGCATGCTCCCAGCGTTCGGCCCGTAAAGCGACTTCAGCATTGCCGGATCAAATGCGATCTGAGCTGGAGACTTGGGACTGACCCCACCAATGCCAATATCGTTCAGGTATTGGGTTTGCATCAAACCAAGAATCCGATCAGCTTCACCCGCCATCGCTTGATTTGATTGGCCAAGCTGGCGAAGAGCCGTGGCGACACGATCAACGGTTGCTGGCTCCTTCATCACGGCTGACACGATGTTTCGAGGAGTTGTTGCTTGCTCTCCACCGGCTTCTCGCAGGATGTTGCCAAGAAGGTTCTTTTCAAAAGCAACTCGCTCCTGAACCTTGCTGGTTGCCTGTTCAAACAAGTCGCCAATATTGACGCGGTTCCCATCTGGAAGCTCTGCGTTGATTTCGCTGTAGCGATTCCTTCTGTAATCAGAAAGCCTAGAAGCGATGCCTGCGCCAAACGCGTCTTTGGTTGTCCCGCCGACGGCGTTTTCCGGTCGAGCATCCCTAAACGCCTTGATGTATTCATCGAAATCGCGGGAACCCATTGGCTTACTCAGATCGCTAAGCTCTTCAATCTTACGCTTAAGATCCGGCGTTGGGGCTTTATTGTATTCGGTTATTGCCGCTTGCAGCTCGGCTGGAGCATCACGCCTCCTCCTGAGCCTTTCTTCTACACCCTTGATGGCGGAAGCGTCAGTTGCGCCTGAGGTGTTGATCTCGCGCTTGAACGACGAGATCATGTCCAGCATTTCATCCGGGGTTGTGCGGAATCCCCCTTGGTCAGCTAGGTCGAAAATGGGGCTGTAAGCTTCGTTCACATCTCGCTTGGCTTGCTCCTCCGCAGCAAGAATTGATGTCCGAAGCGTATTGCCAAGTTCGTCAATGTTCGATGTCCTCCCCGAAGTAAATTGCCGCTCAAGAGCATCCCGAATGACCCGTTCGTTGCGACCGGTTGCTGCTGCAATGCGGGTTGCTAGTTGATTGGTTCTACTTTCGCGATTGGCCGCGATACCAGAGAAGTCGTTCGCGGTGGCTGGAACGTTCGACCTGAAGTTATTGAACAGGCGGGTAAGCGTCTCCTGCGTTTCTCGGGCGGATGCCGCGATGCCAGAACGCGGGAACTCGCCAGCAAGTTGCTGCTGAGCGAACAAACCCTCAGGTCCGGCGATACCAGCCGCAGCGGGAACCTGAATGGCACCTGGTGCTCTCCCCTGCGCAGCCGCAAGTCGAGTCTCGCGGGCAGAAAGACGAGTCGCCGACTGCTCTAGATTGCGTGCGAACTCGTTTGTGAATGGCGATGGCATTCTGGCGGCGCGGGCGGCGGGGATGGCGACTTCAGAAATACCCCCCAAAGCAAGCTCCATTGCAGCCTCTGTCCCTCGTCGTCCAAGAGACTCTCCAACATTCTGCTCTACCCCGTAACCAAAGCGAAGAGCTTCATCAATAGCTGTGCCGAGACCCAAGCGGGTCAATGCGCTTGCGCCTAGTCCGACTACCGGGCTAGCCGTAATTCCGGCAGCTCCAAGACCAGCGCCAATCTGCGCTGCCGTTAGCGGAATTTCAACCGCAGCAGCGCCAGCTAGACCAGCAAGTCCCGACTCGAAAGTCGTTTTGACTGTGCCATCCGGCATTTTGAGAAAGAACTCAGTGTTTCCACCAACATTCAGCGGAGTGATATTCGCGTCCGGGAAGTTCTTCTTAAGAAGCTGCGCCTTTGTTTCGAGGTTGGGTAGCGATCCAATCTGAGCGCGAAGGCCCGCTGGGAGCATTTCCGCCTCGCGACCATCTGGTGAAACTGGAGCGTTGAGCAGCTGCCCGGCAATCTCCCGATTTCTTTCCATTTTTGCCTCTGGATCTGGAGGCGTGACCCTTGGCATCACTGGCGCATAGGCGCTATAGGTGGGAAGATCAAAGGTCGTTGGGGCGATCTTGCTTTCGTAGATGGGGGCAGCCAGCTCCTTCTCTAGTGCAGCACGGTCCTGTTTCGTGGCGGCCTGCTCCTGCTCCATGAGAGAAGAGTAGGAAGACTCTAGGTCTTTCGCGTGATCGCCAAGAATCATCAAGTCCTCCATCAGCGCGGACTTGGCCTTCTCGTCACCATCGGCTTCAGCCTTGTCGATTCGTGAACCAAGATCGACGATCCCAGCGCGAACCTTGGCAAGCTGTTCCTCAACAGATTTTTTGTCTTCGGCCATTTTGTTATTTCCGCTCAAGTCTCTTCAGGACATCATCTGCTTTTGCTTTCAAGTCAAGATCTGGCCCTGCTTGGCTAGCGCCCTGTGGCGTAACGCTGCCAATCAATGAGTCCTGATTCTGCATTTCTGTGATCTTCTTTCTTACATTGAATGCAGTTTCGCCACGATCCATCATTTCGATTACTTCATCTGCAATCTTCTTGCTTCGCTCGGCTGCCTTAAGATTGAACTCAAGGATGGCTTTGTTACCCTCCACCGACTTTCCTTGGTTTGGAGCAAGCGTCTCAGTGAAATATTGCATTTCCCTGTCGGAAATCGCACCCTTGGTGAGACCGATTGCTTCCATTGCAAGATTACCAACAAGCGAGTTGAATTGCTCTTGGCTGGCGACATCTTGGCCGAGAAGCCTCTTGGCTTCGGTTTTGTATTGGGTGAGTGTCCCGGTTTTTACCGCCCCGCTATTCAACAATCCAAGAGCGGATTTGATGTTCCCGATTTTCGAGTTGAGGGTCTCAGCGTCATTCACGATCCTCAGCGACATCTTGTCGAGTTCGGCGCCACGCGCCGCGCTAACCGCTGCCTTGGGATCTTCTGCTGGAGGGATGACCTCAATACGGGTTAGTTCGCCGTTTTTGAATGTGCCAAGGTAGTCTCCGGGGGGGAGGCGGCGATCAGTTTGCTCCTGGGGGGTGAGGCTCCTAATCTCGTTTTGCTGGGGCGATCCAATAATACGTGGCTTGAGCGCAGGTGGGGCTTGCGGTTGGGCAGTTGGCGAAACCGGAGCTTGGGCGGGGATGGAATCCAGCACCGCCTGAATTTGACCCGGATCAGCATAAGGCGAGGTTAGATCAGGAACAACTGGCCCCTCAATTCCGGGCTCTAGTCCGCCCGCTCGTTCCGGGGAAAACCCAAGCGCCTTCATGATGCCGGATGCCTGCTCGCCACCAGCGGCCCTCTCGGGGAGGACGCCAAATACACCGGGAGCAGCGCCGACTCCTTGTTCTGCACCGGCACCTTGTGGCATAATCATGTCGGCCTCAGAAAGAAACTGAGCTCCGCCCATACCTCCGCCGCTATAAACCTCCGGCGATTCGCCTCGGGCGTAAGCATCGAGGTCAAGAATCGGAGTACGGGTCGCCGGATCGTAGTAATACCCGTCACTACCAGTCATGACATTCACCTTGCCTCCACCGACATCAATGAGGGTTGGTCGGTAGGTGGTTGGCTTTGGCATTGCGGTCGCGACCGAAGGTGCATAGCTGGCTTGGATCTGATCTCGCCGCATCTGCTGTTCAGCTTGGAACCGCATCTGGTTCGTCCCCATGTTAATGAGGCCAGCGACCGACTCCGCAATTGCAGCGCGGTCATTCAACGGGACGTTCTCATCACGGATTTGATCGCGCACACCTTGCAGTGTCGGCGCAAGATCCGGGAACAGCTTGAGCGCAGCGTCGATCTGGACGTCGCTTTGCTTAATTAGCTTCTTCTTTTCGCCCTGCTGCTTGAAGTAGTCAGTCACCTGACCAACAGCGCCCTGCATGATCTGCTGCTGCTGCATCCCCGCGAGACGATTCGCCTCGATGACGGGGGAGTAGTCCGGCGTTTGG